AGCGTTGCTCAGACAGAGGCACAAACGCCATGACTTGGTTTTTTGCTTTGTCGTACTTAAAGCCAGTAACAGCATCAGCCAACTTTGGCTTGGCCATGCTCGGGTAAAATGACTGTATGTTTCTCATTGGGCCTTGGGCTTCGTACTCTTTAACCGCAGCCTGATAAGCGGCAATGTCTAACTTCGCGCCTTGTGGCAATCCATCACCGACCAAGTTACCGTCCTTATCCCATTTGTAAGCCATGATTAGCCTAGCAAGGTAGATTTGCCGAGCGTTAAGCCACCATCAGCCATAGGGTCGGTGAGCAATGTTGAACTATTACCAGCCATCACACCGCCGGGGCGCATCTGGTTACGATTGCGGTCACGATAAACATCAGCTTGCGGCAACTTTTCAGGTGCAACAGGTGCAGGTGGTTTTACTGGTGGAGGTGGATCTGGAATCTTTGGAGAGGAAAACAAGCCGCCGCACATGGCAAACTCCTTATCGGGTTATTGATAAGGATTGTATTCAAGCGCCTTTTCTCTTTGGACACCGCTAACGCTCATGGCGCTTCGCTTTTGCACAGGAAATGCAAAGGATAAAGCCAGCGCATCCGCTCTATTCGGTGATGGTAATTCACGCTGCTTCATGTCTTTCTTGCTCTCAAGTTGAATCTTACCGTCCATACGAGGCACGGTTTCAGGTGAGATTAAATCGTTATACAGCACATCATCTTTGGGAATCGCGCCACCTTGTTTCAACCAGTCACGCATATCCTTCCACATTTGCGCACGCTTGTTCAAACAACCAGCATCCGTTGATTCACCAGCAAACCATACTAAGGTCCAATCACGGCCTAGTGTTCTTCCAGCACTGACAATACCAGTGCCATAACCAGCATCGATAAACACAGCATCCACTTGTTCATCCGCTTCGTATTGCGCGAGAATGCCAGCAATCACAATATCGTTGTCGTTCTTTTGAATGACACGCAGTATCTTGAATGCAAGCCCTTGACGCATCCCTATCACAAGTTCGTCATCACCCTCCCATGCAGGGTCGCAGGTCAATATCTTTGGCGCGAAGTTGTATTTATCGGCATTGTATTCACGACCAAAGGCAGCGTCAACATCCGCACTGGATATAAACTGTTTAACAGACATGGAAGGGAACATGCCGCGCACACGCACTTTGACGTAATCAGAATCAACACCATGGTCATCAACAAGGCTTTGTAGATATTCTTTGTTGGTGCCTGGCACATCACGGCTATCGATCTGCCGCGTTATCCAGCGATGACGATAGCGCCTAAAGCATTCGCGGAACCTGCCTGAATTGCGCGTTGGGTTTCCAAACACGATCCAGATGATGATTGTATTTTCATCAGTCAATGCACCCTCGGCCACTTCCCAAACCTTGTCATGAATCTTTGAGGCTTCGTCAAACAGCAATACGACAATCTTGCCTTTGTTGTGCAAGCCAGCGAAAGCCTCAGTGTTATGCTCTGACCAAGGAATGAAGTCTAAGCGCCAGTCATTGGAGTGCTTCTTGTCGCGTATCTTAATGGATTGTGTCTGCACATCAAACCAGTGTGCGTTGATTGACATGCGAAACCACTTACCGATTTCAGGCGCGGTCTTTGTACGAAGTTGGTTGTCTGTATTGGCAGTAGTGACTATCTTGCAGTCGTCATAGCAGGACATAGCCCAATGCGCGAGCATTCCCATTTCTGCTGATTTACCGATACCATGCCCTGAAGCCACGGCTATCTGTAGCGGGTTATATCTGGTCTTTGGATTGATTAGATGCTGGCGGATGATCTCGTTAATCTCAGCTTGCCATTCGCGTGGACCATCGTACTCAGCTAAATCACCATGCCCCCAATCCAAGGCAAACATCGCCCACTTTTGCGGATCGTATTGACACTCTGCAGCTAGCTCAATGATTTCGTCATCGGGCGTGCGCTCAGTCATTTACCCTGCCTTTGGCACGGCCAAGTCGTTCAGCAAGGTTGTCTGTGACATTCATATTTACGTTATCTTGGAATGCTTGGATATTCACATGCTTACCAACAAGTTCAAGCGCCTTTGCTGCGCCGCTGGAATTGAATATATAGATTGGCCTGCCGTTTTCATCCAGTAGGTGATTACCCTTTCTATCTGTAAAAGGTTCTATCTCTTGCATGCAGCGTTCGTGTAGTTTTACCGCCTGCTTTAATACATATTCCGCATCAATCTTGGTTTTTTCAGACCTTTCGGCAAGCGCTTTTTCAATTGCCTCCTTAACCTTAACTTTCCTTAACAACCTTGAAGCTATCTGTTCTGCTGTTTTTGGGCTATATCCAGCACGAATAGCAGCTTGCTTGCCATTCAAGTCAATTGGATATTCCTCAGCAAACCTGTCCTCTCTAGTTGTCATTACTCACCCTTAAAACATTGCGGATATTCACGCTTGATCTTCTGCACATATTCATCAAGCGCAATAGAACGCTTCATGGAATCACCCTTGGAAACATGCGGTTCAATTTCAGCAATCTCTTTCAATCGCTGTCTTACTTCTCTTGGCAGTATCATCGTCACGTTCTCCATAGTTATCCCCTGCGCTTCCAGAACTTCACATAGCTTCGGATAGTGAACCTGCTGACCTCGAACTTCTTTGCCAACTTGCGATAACCAAACTCACCGGTTTCATATAGCTGACGGACTAACTCGACTTCATGGTCAGTCAGCTTTGCTCGGTAGTGGTTTTGCCCTGTTGTCTTACTGCTCACTATGTTAGCCCCATTAAAATTGCGATAAGAACACCCCTACTTTAGATACCCTTCAATCTCAGCCCTCGCGTCCATCCAGTCATAGCAGACCACGCACTTTGAACCCTCGGCCTCTTGCCACTGAATAAACTCTTGCTGCTCTTTGGTCGTTTTGTTCTTGCCGTGCTTCATTTCGATCCACAATGAGTGATAGCCTTTACGTGATACTGGTAAAACCAAATCAACAATGCCAGCCCTCACGCCTTCGGCTTTCAGCTTTCCCGCGACTGCCTTGTTGCGCATACCGCCATTCGGTATTGCGAGTAATGCGTACTCAGGTAAACCAAAGGCTTTGTGCGCAATAGCCCACCATGAAATAAGTGCGGCTTGATGTGCGTGTTCGCTCACCAATCCACCCCCGCAGGTTCATCTAGGTCAGTTCCAGGCTCAATTTTCTTAATTGATTTTTTAATCTGGACTTTTGTTGTAAGCGCTCTATCTAAATCCCATTTTCTTTTGATTCGTGTATACAAAGTGTGTAAAGGTATGTTGTGCATTTCAGCCAGCTCTGAAAGAACGTATGAATTGCCGTTATGGAAATATTTTTTATTCCTTCTAGTGTTGTTTTGCTGCACTTTTCTAGTAGTCCACCTGCAATTGTCTGGTTCATAATCTCCATCATTGTTAATACGATCCAGAGACATTCCTTCTGGCCTCTCACCCATATCCTCAAAGAAATTCTCGAAATTTAGCCATCTTTCGCAAACCTTAATTCCCCTTCCGCCATAACTTGGGTAATGGTGATTTTTTGGGTTGGTAGCTCTTTGAAGCATGGAATTCCATGTCCTGTATTCTGGCGTTGATTTTCTATGCGAACCAGAAGCCATTCCGTGAGTTGTATTTACTATTGAGCTAATTTCTCTGTTTAAGCACCCACAAGATTTTGTTTTGCCAATTCGCAAATAACTTGATCTAACATCAACCGCTTCCCCACAGTCGCAAATGCAAGGCAGATACGTCTCTCTATTAAGAGAAAATGATTCTTTGATGACCGTTAAACGTCCGAACTTAGACCCAATTTCAATATTTATCTTCTTAGGCATTGACCATCCTTTCAATCGTCATTGCCAGTAAATCCAATTCCGTCACTTTGGCGATGTTCATGTAGCTTCGGTTGCCGTGTACGCCGTTCTTGCCTTGATGACATTCAGGGCATAGCGGAATTGTTAAGAAGTTACTGGCACGTTGGCTCATGCCCTGCCCCTCGCGTATGTGATGCACATGCACCGGCTGATCGTTTCTATTACCCATTGCGTAGCAGCAAATGCAGTGCATGGAAGCAATCTTGTCCATGTATTGGCGCTCGGCTTTGGTCACGCCACCTTCTCCTTCGCTATATCCGCATAGAACTGGTTCAACTGATCAACGCACTGGTTGTAGAACCCTGTGCTAGTGCCCAACCAAAACGCCTTCGACTTATCGATCAGTTCCCGCAGCACAATCAATTCAGGTGCGCTCACGCCAAGTTTGCCGGTCTTGTTGTATCGGTCTTTGATGCTGAATAGCACTGGTGCAAGTGTGTTCTCGGCGTACAACTTCATAGGCTCATGGCGCTTATCCAGTTCACCCGAGATAATGAGTAAATTCATCAACTCAGCCAGCGTGTCGAAGTGCTTGGTATTAGCGAATCCTTTACTTAACGCAGTCACGGCTATGCGCTCTTGTGATTCCATCGTCACGTTATTGAGTGTGCGCATAACGAGCATAGGTGCAGATTTTTGGATTGGTTTGCGGGGCTTCTTCATGCCGCAACCCTCATGTTTTCAGTGAACATCACGCCCATGTTTCCACCATCCGCATAAATCTGTTCAAGGTACAACGCAAAACCTTTCTTGGTCAGTTGCGTGGTCGAACCAACAAGAACTTGATTGCCTGCAGGGTCAATATCCCACTTGATATAACCTTCTTTGGTCAGTTCTTCGTCGTATTCTTCTGGCAGATATTGGCGCTTAAAGTGTTCATGCCAAACCTCAGAACTGAATCGCCTGTTGTTCACCCAAGCTTGCTCTGCAATATCTTTCAATGGACCAGCCCACATGCGAGCGTTTTGATCTAATTTGCGCACTTTCACCTGCTCGCGGATCAGCACTTCAAGAGGCGCAATTGCATCTAGCGGTGCGTTCTTAATGACTTGCATAGCGGTATCTCTTTGCATATCACCAACAAGCAATATCTGGCGAGTAATGAACTTATCTCTCATTGAAAATCCCACTCAAAGGCTTTCGCTAAAAGCATTTCGTCATCACTCATGCGATGCCACTTACCACCTTGCTCATGCTTTCCATCAATGTCGTAAAAGCCATCATCAATGCGCGTATATACATGGCCAGCAATTGGGTCATACCAAGCCTCGGCCAATGGGTAGATGTGCTTGAGAATGCGATATAGCTGAAAGCATCCGCCGGTGTGAAAGCGCTTATGTGCGTCTTTAATCCCTATGCGGATAGCTGCGATGATGGTGAGAGGGTTCATGCGGCTTTATCCTTCTGATCGTTCAAGTAAGAGGTTGAATGCTGTTGCTGCCACTCTAGGAACTTGTCCATTGCCAATGGCTTTAAGTCTGTCCATCCCATAGGCCACATCATTACCAATTCTGCGAATGAGGGGTTCAGGTATATCGGGTCTGTTTCGCAAGTCCTCAATCCCTCGGACATCTTCGCCCCACGGAATTCTGGTGAACCTAAGAATCTGTTCCTGCCGGCTCCCTTCCCCTCGCTCGCTCCTATGGTGGGCAAAGTTAGCCTTGCTAATACTGTTTCTAAATTCGGAAATTTGGCTTTCGCTGTATTTTCTGTAATCTTTGCTGCCATTGCTGTGCATGCCCTTGGATTTGGTAGCGACAATCCAGGCTCGTTCTCGTAAGTGAACCCCTCCAACATCGGCGCATGATAAGACACCCCACTCCGCATCGAACCCGCGCGAGGCCAAGTCTCCAAGGACTGTTCCAAGTCCTCGAACAGTGAGTGCTGGGGAATTTTCCACATAGACGATTCTTGGTTCCACTTCGCCAATAATTCGATCGAAGTGCTTCCACATTCCGCTTCTTGCGCCTTCAATTCCTGCGCCTTTTCCAGCGACACTAATGTCCTGGCATGGAAACCCGCCAGATACCACGTCAACAATTCCTCTCCACGGCTTTCCGTCAAAACTTGTAACGTCAGACCAAATCGGGAAAGGTTCGAGAATTCCATCGTTTTGTCGTTGCGCCAGAACTTGTGCGGCGTAGGCATCACGTTCAACTGCGCAGACTGTTCGCCATCCGAGCAGTTTTCCGCCGAGAATGCCTCCACCAGCCCCAGCGAAGAGCGCGAGTTCGCGTAATCCTCCATCAGCGCCCGACTTATCAGCCATGACATTTCCTCAGATACCTCGCCAAAGCCGAAAGCAACTTGTCGTCGTCTTCGCACAAACCAAGAACGGTGTTGCATCGGTTGCAGAGAATTCCGCGAATAGCGTTGGTGTTGTGGCAGTGATCGACATGCGGCGTGGTTTGCTTGTCGCCCCACTGGAATTGGCGCTTGCAGCATAGGCAAGCATTCCCTTGTCGTTGCATTTGCTCGTCGAACCAAGATGGCTCAACGCCGTATTTCCTGCCAAGTTCTTGTCGGTAGTGCTTCTGCCTGTTGTCGGCCCGGTACTGCCTGACGGCATCGCTATTCTGTTGCCGCCACTCCTTAACCTTGGCTGTTGCCTTGTCCTTGTTGCGCTCGTACCAGTCTTTTGCCATTGCGCGCTCGCACACCTTGCAAGCCGAGTGGTGCGACTTT